GCCTGCCGACCGTTACGGGCCAACGCTTGTCGGCTGGACGAAGCCACAGCACCAGTTGCCCATTGGGCGGCAGGCTTTCGTAAATCTCAATCCAGCGTTGCTCGCCCATTTGTCCCTCTCTGATTTCCCTAGCGCAACAGATTCACCAATTCGTAAGGTATTGTGCTGCGTATTTCTTCCAGTTCCTTGCGGGCGTCCGTTGGCTCGCCGTGCTTCAGCCGTCCGCGACAGTGCTGGTCAATCGCCTCTAGTGCAATCAGGGCATCGCGGCCCGCGAGCGCCCAGCGGTGGGCCTGCTCGTCGTCGGGGTCGCTCAGGTCGAATCGTAGGGTGGCGATGGGCATGTATAGCGAAGTTACTACGAGTTACTACGGTTTAGCGGAAAACGATAACTTTCGCCTTTCGCGAATTGCGAACGCCCAGAGTGTACCCGAGATCGTTCGCGAAACGTATCGTTTTCGATATGTTTCGGGCATCCTATTTCGGGATAATTGCCCGTCACGCAATTATCGCGAAATACAAAACCTCTGCACTTGCGCCGAACTACCGAGCCTTCGCTCTTCTGGTGCAAGAGCGCACTTCAGGAATCCGCCAGCCACGCCTTGGCCCGCTCAATCACCTTCGACGCCCGGCGTGATCTGGCCCGGTCTTCGGCATCGCCTCCGTAACTACCGGCGTACAGTTCCGCCACGCTGACGATCTCCTGCACCAGCGACCTATCCGCGACTAGGGCATAATCCTTTTCGGACGCTAGTTCGCACAGGGCAACCGCCGATGGCTGGCGACCGTCGGCAGCCGGGCCATGTGCGTACCAAATCCAATCCGACGAAACGCGAAACGGTTTCATACGTCCTCCAGCCATTTCTTGGCCCGCTTTGCAATGTTGCTGGCAACCAGTTTTTCCGATGCCGTCCTTGGCCGCTTCAGGAACTCTTCAGCCATCACCATGATCTCCCGCACGGCCGACATATCCTTCGGGTCGATTCGCACATACCGGCCGTTTGTGCAACGGTGCAGGTAGTTGCGGATGGTGTCGGCATCGTCCATCGCACCAGACAAGGCCAGCCCATAGCGAGCCTCCAGCCAGTCGTAACTGACGCGGAAAGGCTCGCGCGAATGACCGTCTGGACTTGGAAATACCCACGCCATCGTCGCCTCCGAACATCACAAACCAAACCGCCAACACCACTATTGTATCCAATCGGATACAGGATGTCAAGCCCTTTAGTTTTTCGGGGGATTCGCAAACTTCTCGGCGTCGGCCCGCCTGACGAAGTTTTGCCCGTCGATGCAGACAGCCGGGAAACGGCCTTGGGCAATTAGCCGATTGATGTAGGCCCGCGTCACGCCTGCGATGGCCGCTGCGGAGCCTATGCGAATGTATTCGTCAGGGTCGATTCGTTTTGCCATGCCCCGATTGTACCCAGTCGGATACGGCAGGCAATCGGCACGACCGTCTCTAAGGTGAAGAGCGCAACTGTCAAGGAATCCTTGACGGTTCACGACCGTATGTTGTGGGAAGAGCGCAACTAGCCGATGGCCGGATCGGGCGGCCATTGAGGCACAGCGCGAACGCTGCGGTATGCCGCCTCGTCAATTTCCTCCACCGCACCGCTGGCGAGCATTTGCGGCAGCATCTCTGACGGCAAGATGTAATCGCAGTATTTCTGCGAGATGGCCAGATACACGCGACCTTGACCATCGGCGGGCAGGCCGGACGCAAGCGGCAGCGCTCGGCTAGTTTTCGTCTCAGTGTTCGGGTAGCCATACGCTGCGTCTAGTTGCGCGCAAACCAAATCGTAGACGGCAGGCGTAGCGCGAAAATATCTCATACTGTCGGTGCCGCGTTTTTGTACGAGTGATTAGATGGAAGCTGTGCTTGCGATCCCCACTTCCAGGCGAGGTATCCCTCTATCCGCTGTCGGTCGGGATCAGGCAAAACGCCGCCGCCAACAATAATTGCTTCGCCAACGTCCCAGTCGGTGTAGCGACCAAACCGCAGGTCATTGCCAATGCTTACTTTGTTGTCAAGCGAGGCAATGCCTGTCTTCATTGCCCATTCCCCAGCAAACTCGCCGTCCAGCACGCCGTTGCCGTGTGTTCGTAGTAGTCCATCGCCAATTGTCGCGGCCATTATATGTGTCGCGTTTGTTTGGTATGTGACAGCACCATCGCCGTCGTACGCGGGCTGAAAGTCAGTCGCAACGCTATACACGGCAGAAACACCAAAAGACTTCACGAACACGCCCCAGCCCGCAGCGAACCCAGCCGGATCAGAGTAAAAGCCAAAAAGTCCGTTGTAGTCGGCAGTAAAGGCTCTGGCCCGAAACACCGCGAAAGCATTTAGCGGATAGGAGTAAGCCCAAGCTGAAGGAACTGCTTGTAAAGAGTCATCCGATCCGTCAAATGTGATCGCGCTCTTGCCACCAATCGCTGCCGCAGAGTAAGTCGGCTGCAAGATGGCAGTTGCCTGGGTGAAGTCGCCGCCGTTTCCGCTCTTGTCTGCCCACTGGCTGACAGCGCCGGCGTTCTGCGTGACGGTCGACTGATCGTCAGCGTCTAGCCAGAGCTTGAGCGACGAGCCTATCGACGCCGGCGTCCAGAGCGCATGTGGAGCCTGGAACCTTGCCGGCGGACGAAGGAGGCGGGGATTCATCGGCATGGTTTGTGCGCTACTGTAGGTGATGGACGGTCTTAGCCAGCCCGCCATCGGCTGTCGGTTCCGTCGTAGAAAACGACAACCGATCCCTGCGGAGGGATCTCCACGTCCGCAGAATTAACGCCGATGATTCGGTTTGCGGCAGTGCTACCGGCGTCCTGGTGCTTTATGGTGATGGTGAACGATCCGACGTTAACGAGGAGCCTTGCGTCGCCGCTTGAACCAGACGCGAAGCCTGTGATGTTTCTGGCCGCGTCTGACGAAATTCGGATAATGCCGCCCGTGCCGATGTCTAGGTTGTTTTGATTGGCCGAGAACTGCGTCAGCGTGGTCGGCAAGTTTCCAATGTCCCGGTGATCCAGCGTCACCACGCCTTGTTTACCGGCAACGCTCGTCACAAGTCCGACGTATACCAGCGCAGCCCAGTTGGAAGTGCCGTTTCCGACCTTGAACCGAAGCGTGTCGGTTTCGACGCCAAGCTCACCGGCGGCGAGCGTCGGATTCGCGGCCGTCCAGTTGGCCGCAGTGTCGCGGCGTTGCTGCATACGAGGCATTTCAAGTCTCCTAAATCGTTGTAGCCGATCCGCCGTCTATCACTCCGCCGTCAACCGTTGTGGCTGTGCCGCCGTCGATAGACGTTGAGATCACGCTTTTCCATTGGCCGTCGCCGCGAAGGAACGTAGCCGCAGACGCCGTGCCGCTGCCGAGCCGGGCCGTCGCGACGGTGCCGCTCGTCAGGTCACTTGCGCTATGCGTATGATGTTGAGTAGCTGCATCAGTGATCCCATACCCCGCCAGCGTGGTGGGCGTGCCGGTCAGCTCGCTCCAGGTGCTAGCCCCTCCGCCAGATGCGGCACTGTTCACGGCCGCTACGTACGTTGCCTCGTCAATCTCCTCCATGGCATCCGCCTCAATGAGAGGCGTGATGGCGGCGAGGATGGCGGTGTACTGGGGGAGGTCGGTATCGACGGCGAGGAGGACTCGTCGGAATCCGTCCCGGGGAGCCTGGAGGGCGGTCTGGAAGATGGACTTAGCCGTGCCGGTGGGATAGCCCAGCTGGACGTTCAGCGACTGCCGGAGGGCTTCGTACGTGGCTTCTGCGGTAATGTAATAGCGCTGCATTACAGGCCCCATTTCGCAGAGAGATAACGGGTGATCGCCGTCGCCTGCGGACTGCTTAGAGTGGCGTCGTAGACCAGCACCTCACCGATCAGTCCCTTGTAGAAGTTCTTCAGCGAGCCACCGGACCAGCCGGCACCGATTCTTCCATCAACCCCATAGAACGCCGCCGACGTGGATGGGTTGCCGGAAGCGGAGATCACCGCCAGCCCCGCGGCCGACGATGAGAGGGTGAACGACTGCGTCCCGGAGGATGCCAGATGGATCACCGTCTGGGTGGTTGAAGTAGCCGGATTCACTACAGCGAACGCATGCCACGTTGAGAGAGTCGTGACCGGGAGCGACAGCGTGTCGTTGATGCCGTCGAACGACAGGGCCGGGCGAGTCCCAATAGACGAGACGGTCGGCTGGTTGTTCGTCGCCGTCTGCACCGCCGATGAGCCGAACTTGGCAGACCACTCCCTAGCCGTCTGGGAGTCGTCCAGCCACAGCACTAGCCCGCCAATGGAGCGTGGGTCGAACGACCGGCGAGGGATCACAGGATTCTCCAGCGAGACGACGCGGCGTGATACACCAGCGTGGCTGACCCGCCGTCTGCATACAGGACATAGTTCGCCCCGTATGCAGAGCGGAAGCGATTGGCCGCCGTGCTGGAGTTGGACTCATGGGCCAGCGTGATGTTGGCCGACGCACTCACGTTGACCAGGAGAACACAGAACCCATCCACCGCACTGGCCGCAAGGCCAGTGATGTTCAACGCTCCGCTCGCCGTGATGTAGATCACATCCGCCACGCCGGGGGACCAGTCGTTCTGGCTGCTCGTCAGCGATGGAGTGAGGACTACGGGAGTAATCGCATCGGCCCCCGTGCTGCGGTGCGACGTGGCGTGGCTCGTCGGCACCCGGCTGTCGATGAGCCGACCGTCCGAGCCCAAGACCACCTCCGTAGAAGAGGCGTTGCCCACCGCCGGCACGTTACGCGAGGCTGCGGTCCCGGCATCGGTGACTGCACTCAGGGTGTGCTGATGGCTGGCCAGTGCAGCGCCGATGGCCGCCGGGGTGATGGGATCGGTTCCTGCAGACCCGTGCGAACTGGCATGACCAGTAGGGGCGCGGGCATTAGTGAGCCGGGCGTCATTGGTTGCCACCGCCCCAATCGCTGCGGGCGTAATGGGATCAGTGCCGGCCGAACCGTGAGTCGCCGCATGGGTAGCAGGGGCCCCGCCGCCAAGCGCAGCGATAGAAGCCAGCGTGACCTTGTTCGTCACGGTGCCGTCACCGCTGTCGGCGGCCACAACCGCATCAGCGGCAGCGGAGGAGAGCGGAAGCTGGGAGATGAATGTGTCTGGCATTAGTACTTCACCGTGATGTTCTTGGCGTCCTTAGTGATCAGGAAATTGCCGTTAGCGGCTTTGAGCGTGTACACCACCCGCACCACCGGCTGTGGCTTCTTGCGGGGAGCAAGCGTGATGCTGCTGGTCATCCCTTCACCAGCACAGAGAGATTGCAGCTGGCCGCACCGACGATGACCGGCGCGACGTACCCAAAGCCGAAGCACGCCTCCGGGATCGGGTGGGCACCGACAACCACCGCCGTAGTCACGGCAGCGCCATCGGAGAACACCTGAACTGGCACGTCCTCTGGGCCAGCCGATGCATGCCAGCGGATTTGCGTGGCGCCGTTAGTGTTGCCGATGATGACGCCGCCGCCGGAGTAACGGCCGTACGGAATACGCGGCGTGGTAGCCGCAGCCGACGACGCGGCAACGACCGTGGCACCATAGAAAAACCGTTCAATCTGACTCATTATCGACCTTTCGCTCTGTAAGTGTGCTTCTCCAGGATGCGCTCCCGCACATCCGCCGCCTTGGCGCCCGGGTTCTTCCGAAGCTCCTTGGCGACCTCTCGCTTAACGATCTTCTCGTTGATCAGTTTGCGCTGCGGGGCAGCCGGGCCCGGGTCGTAATTGACCGTGCCGGCCACAGCCAGCCGGCGGTTATGGGCCACGCGCATGATGTCGTCGTTCGATGACACCCAGGCTTCGGGGTCTTTCCATCCACGCTTGTCCGCAAGCCCGCCGCAGTAGTACTTGCCAGAGATATTGATCCCGGCCTCCTTGGCTTCTTTGACCATCCACTGCGCGGACTGGACGGGCATGTCATCCAACTGCTGGTTGTTCATGCGGCCTTCCATGAACGCCCGGTCGGAGCCCTTGGTGCCCGGGGCGACTTGGAGAGCGCACATGGTGGCCCAGCGTTCCCCGTAGGGCAGGGCACGCCTGTACGTCTCAATCGCCTCTCGGCCGGCTCGCTGGACTTCGACGGGGATATCCATACTGGGCTATTGTCCTTGGGGAGGTGGAGCGGGGGGTTGCTCGCCCGGAGGAGGACCAGGGGGCGGAGGAGGCGGTGGTGGAACGAGGTACGACGACACGTCGAACTGGTTCACCTGACCCCAGGCCGTCATCAGGCTATTGAACAGATCGGGCTGGCCAGCCTGGAGAAGACCCTGCGCCACCGGCATGGCCACCTGCAGGAAGTTGTTGAGGTTCTCCGTCTTCGTCGCGAGATTCGGTTTCCTCGCGCTGCCGGCTTCGACGCGATACGAATACTCGCGAACAATGGAATCCGGGTTCTCGCCCTGGACGTGCATGCCCCACGCCTGTGCAGCCATCGGTCCAAGGAGCGGCTCCACATCCTGCGGATAGATCAACCACCGGGCGAGGAGGGCTTCCTTGCGAGCGACCTCCGAGAGAGCGTCTTCCAGAATATTTGCATAGTCGTCGGGCCTGACCGAGATTTGCTCGGCCTTCACCTGGGCTTCTGCAGCTGACCGGAACTGATTCCGGGTCATACCATACAAAAGTTCAGTAAGCCCCACGCGGCGGTCGAAGAGGGCGGTGACCTCGCTGATGATCTGGTACATGTCCTGGGTCACGCCAGGAGTCTGGAACACCGAGATCACGTCGCTGACCGATCTGCCCACCGCCTCCGAGATTTCAACGATGTTGAATCCCTTCTCCGACTTCTCCAGAATCTTGGCCTTCAGGTCTGGGTCGGCTGCCTTGGCAACACCGATCAGCGTCTGCGAGGACGTGGCGATCCGGGTGGCGAGGAACGACATCGCCCAGTTGATAAACCGCAACTCCGAAATACCAGGGCGGATCAAAGAGATCGGCCAGGAGTAGCCGGGTTTGCCGTGCCACGCCAAGAGCGTGAAGGGCCAGCCGTTGGGTTCCGCCCAGAACGGAATCGGCCACTGGGCAGCCATGAAGAAGTTCTGCGGCACCCCGTTCTCGCCGGCCTCTTCCTGGAGCAGGGCAGGGGGGAGGTTCAATGGGAACTCCACACCCTCTGCGACGACGATGTAACAGTTGGTGCCTAACGAATCAAACTTCCCCTGCAGGTCCTTGTCGGCGTCCTTCAGGCGATCCCCGAAGCCGGTCTTGGAGTAAATCTCCCAGTAGCAGATGAGGTCGTTCGTCTTGCCGTTCTTGCGCTTGGTTTCGTAGCCACGCTCACCCTCCTCCGTGCGGGAGGCGTAGGATTCGATGTGCCCCTTCAGGTCCTCGCGAGACAGGCCGAACTTCGCTGCTACTTCATCGATGGGCTGCGTCCGCTTACGGGCGGCCCATCGGATGTCTTCAAACTCATCGGCATCCGGGTCCCAGACGATGTTGTCGATGGAGTCAAAGAACGACCCGGCGAACTTCACCTGCGAACCAGAAGGGGAGTAGAGTTCGTGCCACCACACGCCGGCACCCTTAATGAACGCCTCTTCCACCACCTTGCGAGAGTGGCCTTTGAGGTTCAGCTCGTTGGGGGTGTAGTTCAAATATCCTTCCAGCAACTGGGCGATCACCTTGCGGCGCTCCCACATCATCTGCTGCTGCTGAAGGCCCTGCTGGTACATCTGCATCCCGGGGTCCGGCATCATCACCGGCTGGCCGTCAGGGCCCATCGCGGGACCATCAGGACCCATCTGGGGAACCGGCTGCTGTGGGAAGATGCCCAGGAGAGCCGGGCCGACGATGGGGTACTCTTTCGGGCTGACCGTACGCTGCGGGTTACGGTGATGGATCACCGACGCAAACAGACGCACGGCCTCCCAGACACGGTTGATGCACAACCGGATCGGCGGGGCATCGATCCCCTTGTTGTAGCCCTTGTCCCCACGCGCGGTGGAGTCCTTCCACATGGTGTCAGGATCGCTGTCATAGAAGCCAAGAGCCTCGGCGGCGTCCTCAGAGAACGGACGTTTGTGCTTTTTTGCAAGCTCCAGCTTTTTCAGCCAAGTGGCCACTATTGGGCGCAGGGGATTCTCGTCGGCCATCTAGGTTCTCCTATGGATCAGTGTCCTAGCGGGCCTTTTTCCCCTCCAGGTCAGCCAGCTTCTTCTCCAGCAAGGCCACCTTTTCCGAGAGAATCGCATCCTTGCCTTTGCGCAGGTCCCAGAAGCCGTATTCCTTCCAGGCCGGGAACTCCGCCACCCCTGGATCGGTGACGTGATGGACGCTCGGACGCTCCACGCCACCGTAGCCCGGGGCGATGACCCAGAGCGTGAGCGTGCGGGACGAGACGGAGGTCACGATGCCCACGTTGGGCTCGGCACCTTCATGGCGGTAGTACTGGACAAAGTCACCCAGGTCGGCCTTCGGCATAGCAAAGTCGGTCATTTTCCAAATCCTTTCGGGGCTAGATACAACGCAGGGTCTTCGGACTCCCGCTGGCGGCGTTTCTTCTCGGACAGGTACTTCACCCACCACGGATCGGGACCATAGGTCTTCGGTGGTGCGTGATACTTGGGCTCGTAGGCACAGAGGTATTCCAGGCAGTTTCCGGCGATAATCGGCCTGCCACCACGGCGAACGATGAGCGTTGTGTTGGGCACCGAGAGGCAATAGACCATGCCCTCGTAATCGCTGGGCTCAAACGAAGGCGTGCCGCGCGAGTCTCGCAATGCAATCGGCCGCTGGCGGCACGCTACAACGCGGTAGAACTCTCGCGTCTTGCAGACGCGGCCCATAATCGAATCGACGCCAGCGGGCTGCGTGTACATGGAGGGGGACATGCCCATCTTCAGCATGATCTCCTGCAAGCCGTCCGCCAGTTGCTTGCTGACAGACCCATATCGCGGCAAGTGGGTCTGCGTGCTGGTCCACCCGTCGCCGTCCAGGGCGCCGTCCAGGAAGGCGCGCAAGATCGTTTTGTCGGAGTCCAGAACCCACTGCGGCACATACTTTTCATATTGCCCACCAAATGGCCTTAAAGCAGACCACAGCTGCTTGCTAGATGCCTGAAATCCGTCTGGTGTCTCTACCCACCGAAAAGGAAGCTGGGCGAGGTGAGACTTCAGGAAAGCCCTGCCAAGCGGCTTCTTTTGCGCGATGACGACCCTGTAGCCGCTGCCGGGGCAGCGTGGCGTCTTGTCAACATAGCCCTCTGACAAGAACCACCCAAGGAACTCCGCCCACACATGCGGGTCGATCTCCTTCTCAAACTCCTTTTTTCCTCCAGGCGCGGACGGAAGAAGCACAGGCCCCGTGCGCTTAACGCCATCCCACTGCACGCGGTTCGTAAACCGATCCGTGATGCGCAGGTCGCCAGCCTCCCGGACGCGATATTCACCGTGGCGGTCCAGCGTGACCATGCGATGGTCGGGCGTTACGTGCGCATCGACACGCGCGGATGAAATGCGGACCATCTCCCCAGCGTGCGGCCTTTCGATCCTTTGCGTAAAATGCTGATACTCCAGAAAGCCATTCTCCAGATTGACGGTGGCCACTCGCTCCGCATCCGGAACGTCCCGAAACAGGCGCCATCCCGACTCCGTCAGCACTTCGGTCTGGTCGTCAAAACACTGACAGGCGTGGACCTCGCCGCGGGTCTGCGGCTCATCCGTCACGTAGACCTGTCCGTTGACGGTGGTCGTCTTTTTTCGGTAGCGCCTCAGTTCCCTGAGAAGGTTGGGGCAGGAACCTTCCAGGATTTTGAGCTTGGTCGTCCCGTCGCCGCGGATATGCAGCATCTGACGGACCATCGCCGTGCGGGCTGGGATGTCGTCGGACCCCGGCATGAACCCGAAGCCGGATATCTGGGAGCGGCAGTTCCGCTTCTTCAACTCCTCCGAATACAACTCATGGGGCAGTCGGCCAGACCCCAGGTCACGGAGCATGCCACCGTGCATGTCCATGATGAAGTTGTAGAAATGCTGGTCCTGGGCCTTCTCCCAGAAGCGCTCGCCAAAGATCAGGCTGTTGCACTGCCGGATATACAGTTCGTCGTAGATGAGCAGAAACTTCTCGTCCGGTGGTACGGCACCGAAGACACACGCCATCACCGCATGGCCAGGATCGATGGCCACGTAGCGGGTCCAGTCGGGAGGCACCAGACCGGCCGGCAGTTCTGACCGGGGGAGAATGTGGACCGACTGGTTGAACGTCGGGTACATGAGGGTGGATTCAGTCGTGAACTCACCCTCGGCACGCATCTTCAGTTCTTCTTGGCCTAGCGCGCTCCACCGCTCAATGTTCTTCCTCTTTTCCTCATCATCAATAAAGTCGTTATCCAAGAACCGGAACGTGAACTTGCGGATGATCGGATTCTCATCGCCGTTCTCAATCGCCTTGTCGGCACGTTCGCACAGGCCGATGAGCGCGTCATTCTTGGAGTGCGGCATGGCTGCCCACACAAAGCGGCCTTTGCGATCCGCCAGTCGGGCTTGGCACTCCCCCACCCAACGCTCGTTGTTAAGGTCCTCGTCCAGCCAAATAAAATCTGCCTGATAGCCCTGCGGAGGCTCGCCTTCAGAAGAGAAGCACCAGATGTTCCAGCCGTTGGTCAGTTCGACTTTGTTGAGATAGCCGGCGTTCTTCAGCACCCAGCTCATGTCTTTGATGAGCCGTGGCGGGATTAATGGCGGGGCTGGTTTGCTTTTAGACTTGTCGTCCCCCTTGCGCATGGAGCGCCACTCTCCCGTCTCTTCATCGCGGATGATTCGGAACGCCCCGGCTTTGAAGAGGATCGGATAGATGACAAGCCCGATGTGGGGCCAGTTGCGGCCGACGATGGCGAGGTTGCCGTCCTTCTCTGGATACTTGCCGTAGGGGTCTTGGCCCGTCACAGCGCGAGCCGCCTCCACGGCCACAGCCAGAGACTTACCACCTCGGTTACCACCCAGCACGATCCGTTCGCTCGCCATGCACTTGTGGAACTCTTCCTGATGAGGCATGGGGCGATAGAGCCGCAACGACTCCAGGCGGCGAGATGCAAGCTCGGCCTGCACCTCCCGCATCTGCTGGAGGGCGTGCTGAGAGACTTCAGGACCAGCCGTCTTGGGCGGGTCAGGCAGCTCTATCTTCGGATGCTTTTTCATTCACCTGCCTCATCGACTGAGGGTGCCACTCCCCGCACGTCCACAGGGAGTTCGTCTTCGGAAACACCCCCATCGCTTCGGTCGGATGCACCTGTGGCGGGAACCTCATGCACGACCCCTGAATCGACCTCGGCAGTTCCCGCAGCCACCACCGGCAACTCTCGCACGTCCCCATTGCTCTCTATCCTTGCTTGCTTGCCATTCACTTTGATCGCCAGGGCGGCGGCGAGAACGTCCCGCCGATACTGCGCTTCTAGCTCTTCTTCGGTCATCAACTCCAGCGGCTTCTTCGCCCCACCCATGGCGGTGTTGTTCACGATCAGCCGCAGGAGGGAATCCAACTGCTTGGTACGGAACGCTCCACCAGCGGGGGCGTCGAAGAACTGCTTCATAAACGCCCGCGAGAAACCCTCCACGCCGCCGAAGTACTTCATCATGCACTCCAGCAATTCGCTGGAATGCGGGATGTTCGTACCACCGACCCGGGATGCGGCGATGAAGAGATCGACCGCACCCTTCTCAATCTCAACGAGCTTCTTCTGACTCTTGGTCAGACGGTCGGCTTTGACCTGCTTGTTGCGACACTTCCGACAGCGGGCGTGGAAGCCGTCCTTGGACTTGTGGAAGTACTCTGGAGTGAGGGCGTAGCTGACCCCACATTTCACACAGGCCCGATACTCAGCCATTCACTTTCACGGAAAACTTCGGCTTCAGGTCTACGAGCTTCACGGTCGGATCGTAGCCGGCGGCCCACGATTCCTTCAGTTTCTCGCTGACCGCCTTGGCTTCGATGAACTGCGGCTTGCCGACACACTTCGGCTTCCAGTGACCTGCCCAAGCATCCCAGTTACAGAAGACCGGGTTGTAGCCCAGCTTCTGCGTACCGACGAGCGAGAGGTCGCGGGTCATCGTCACGTCTTCCGTCGAAGCCTTGTCGGCCGCGTACTTGTCGGCCCACTCATAGTAAAACCAAGGCTTGTCGGCTTCGGTCTTGGGCTCGGTCAGATCAAAGACCCGCATGTCGTACATGATCAGGCCCGTGGGCAGAGCAGCGCACTCCTGGATGCCCGACATCTTCACGGACTGCGACCGCTCGTACATCTTCAACTGGAAGTCCGGATTGGCGTTGTTGGACTGCATGTTGCGCCACTCAAAGACGTACACGCATTCTGCCGGGGGGGGGCCACAGTACGGAGCCCCGATCACACAGGGGCCCTTGTGGTAGTGGTCCACCAGGAAGTCGAAGGAGGACTGGAAGAACGGCTTGGCGTCCTGGTCTTGGCCGACAAGGAGGTCGGGCTTCATGTCCGAATCCACCATCACCAGCACATCCACGCCAAACTCACGCGCCATGAGGACGCAGCGATTGCGAGTCATGGTGATGGGCGTATCGGCTAGGTTCCAGATACGGATATTCTCAACGCGAGCGTCCCGGGACAGTTCCGAGACAAGGGGGGTCATCCATTCCCTCACGTCAGGAACTTCGGAGGAAATGCCTCCGTTCCCGCCATAAGAGAACGTACAGATACCGACGTTGAACTTCTGGTTCATGGGGCACCTCGGGGGGAGGCGTTAGTGTACGAAGTTACAGATTGCCGATCAACCCCATAATCCTGCCGCGGGGCTTACCCAGCCGTTGTTGACTGCGTTCTGCGCCTGCCCCCACAGAGCCGGAATGTTGGGAGGCGGAGGCGGTGCCATGAACCCAGGAGGAGGATTGCCGCGTCCTTGGTACACGCCAGAGCGACCGGCGTGCTGCGCGTTGTCTTGGATCAGAGCCGAGATAAGTGCATCGCGGTTGTTCAATGACTGCTGCTGGCTGACCTGCCGTCCATCAGGGCCAATGGCATAGGACGTGAACGGATCGGGCCGGGCGTTGTCTGGCATGTAGGCCAAGTTCCCGGCGCCACCGCCGCCGAACGTACGAGCCGGCGCCATGCGAGAGGCGTTCCCCTCCATGGAGAAGTTCCACGCATCAGCGAAGGCGCTGTTGGATGGGCGAGGGCCTTGCTGCTGCGGCGTATATGGAGTGCCTTGCGACGGCTCCTGAATGGACTGGGCTCTGCCGGACTGCGGGGCAGCCCACGAAGAAATGTTCACGCCGCCGGTCGATGGCGGCGCGTTGCTGGAGCCTGGAGACTGACGCGGCTGCTGCGCCGAGCCCGCGGCCCTCCACGAATAGCGAGGCGGTGTACGCGGTGCGGCGGGCGGCGGGGTCCAGGCCTGCATACCGCTCTGCGGGGCACTTTGCTGCGGGCGATAGGCCGCCATCGGGGCGGCCTGCGGCATGCCGAAGGCTTGCTGGCTAGGCTGGGGGTATTCGGGCATGCTGGGGCTGCTGCCGGCTCTGGCCGCCGCTTCGGGCGTACGGTATCCCCAGCTGCCGCCGTTCTCACGCCAGCGTGGGTCGTTGGCCGATCCACCCATAGTCACAAACATTATTCGTCCCCACTCTTCGTTGTCAGTGCGTCAGTACCCATGCCCGATCCTTGGAGCATGCGGAGCTTCGCCATGTCGGCGTACTCGCTGTCGCGGATGGCCGCGATCAGTTCACGCAGGAAGTCCAGGTTCTGGATGGCCGGTTGATCCACGATTGGTCCCTATTACGAGAAAAGCGGCTGGCCAGTTCCCCAGCCAGCCGCTCCCCCGATAAGCCCACTAGGGGCAGATTAGTAACGGGTCTTCACGATGGCCAGGACCGCAGTGCCAGTCGTCGCGCCCGTGCTGCACGCACGACCGATGACGCCCAGGCTGTTGTCACCAGCGCCAGTCGTAGCCGCACCCACGCCGCTCCGAGTGACACGGCCGGCGGTGGTCGCACCCGACGTGGCAGCGGTGATCGCAGCCAGACGGTCGCCAACAGCCACATCCGTACCGCTGAGAGCAACCGACACTTCGGTCGGACCCTCAACCGTCACCCAGTACACGTCGTTGACAGCAACGCCCGTCGCCGGGAGGTACTCGTCCGCAACGCCCACCCGCTCTTCGTTCGTCACCGACGTGTAGCCCTTCGTCTCCGCAAAGACGGCAAGGCCAGCCGTGGTGGTGTCAAACGACACCACGCGCTTCGGCAGGATCACCCCGGCGGAGGTGTTCCGGACAGCCACGCAGGTCTTCACCCGGTTGCTGCGGACCACGCCCGTGATGGGATTCACGTCAGGGAACTGCTTAACAGCACCCACCCAGTTCTTGCCGTCGTTGGCCGAAGTGACCCCAAGGGTCTGGCCGAGAGCGAACGGCGGATCGATCAGAAGACTCATGTCAACGCACCTCTTTCTTTGGATTAGGCCACGGCGGCGAGTTTGAAGAAGTTACGCGGGCTCTTGAACTTAAGGTTGCCCAACGTTGAAACAACGTAGCGGTACTGCTGCGTGATTTCGTCGTAGAAAGGACCCTCGCTGTTGTAGAGCTGTCCTTCCATGCACAGGAGTTCCATGTTGCCGATGGCCAAACCATACGCAACACCGGCCGGAATCGAATTTTCCGAAGAACATTCCACTCCGTCGAACTCAAACACATCCGTGAAGCCGTAGCTGCGGAGGCCGTTCGTGCGGCTCACCACCACCCGCTCCTTCTCGTCCAGCTTGTTCAGCATGTCGATATACATGCGCCTGTCCATCAGGCACATGTCCACCTGATCCTGCTTCGTATCGTTGCGACGGGTCTGGTGAAGAGCTTCACGCAGAGCCTTCGTGCAATTCGCAGCCCACGTCGTGCCACCGAAGTAGGACGAGGTGTAGTTCGCGATCACAGGCGAGTAGAAGTCATACTCAGGATCGGCTTCACCGTTGGGCCACACGCCCGTCTTCTGCGAGCCACCGTAGGCACCCAAGACGGTCGAAAGACCGGCGTAGGTGTCGGACGGAGCCGCAAACGGATCGGCCACGTTGGCAACACGGGTGGCACCAGTGGCCACGTTGATCGTGCCGTTGTAGCCCAGGAACGACTCCAGGCCGTGGAAGCGAAGCTCGTTGCCGGCCGCATAGCCGTCAACCACCCACTCCTTGGCGAGGTACTGCTCCATGCTGGTCAGGAGGCGCGAGGCCATCTTGCCCGCAACATTGACGAGAGCAGAAGCACTACGATTCTCCAACATTTCCTTCTTGTAGATCGCGTCGGTCACTTGCGCGCCGCGATACTCCAGCTCGGCGTTCTTCCAGAGATTCTGGCGGGCGAACGACCGGGGCGTCTCACCGTTGTTACCAGAAGGGGTATGATTTCTGTACTGGATTTCCCAGTCAAAACCACGACCCGACATGTTTGTGCGGATGTTACCGCTACCTTCCAACGCTGCAAACACCTTAAACTTACGAAGGGAAGCGACTTCCTCTTCCTTAAGGTGATTGACAATCGTAGTTGCAATACTACGAGCCCAGTCAGTGCTGCTGGCCATTAAATGACTCCATCACTTACGAGTTGGCTTTTCAGCCGGTCTTCAAAGCTCATCCTCGCACGCGGTGCGCGAGGCTCTGTGGTTCCTGCACTTCGATTGGGGGCGCGGGTTGCACGCTCCCGAAGGAATTGCATGTTCGATTCGGCCACGGGGTCGGCCGGCGGGGCAGGGGGCGCCTGGGGAGGAACACCCTGCTGTGGTGCAAAGCCCTGCGGCGGAGCCGACTGCATCTGCTGGTAGCGCAGGTTCAGAAGGTCACGCTGCAGCATGCCGGTGGCGTACTGCCAGCGGGCCTTGGGGTCCTGGATGCCGATCTCGGCGGCTTGGGAAATGTAGCCCTGGATGGCCTGACCCTCGCGGGAGATGTTCCCCTGCTGGTCGTACAGCCAGTCGGCGTTCTGTCGCTCCAGGTCGCTGACGTAGTTCTGGGCCTGATACTGGTTCAGGTGCTGCTGCACCATCTCCTGGGCCTTCTGGATGGCGACCTGCTCAACGAAGGGCTTCAGTGTATTTTCCGGATCGGTGACCAGCTTCCGCGCGAAGTCGGCGGTGTAAGTCTGGTATTCCCGCAGGGCGGCTTGCGCCTCGTACGGGGCGTCCGGAGAAATGATTTCCTTGCCAGTCTGGGGATCGCGGACGATGTAGCTCTTCCACGTATCCTTCACTTCGGGAGGCGCCCACCACTTGGGTGCGGCTTGCGGCTTGGGCTGGGCCGCTTCGGCCTGGGACTTCCTCCACGCCTCAAAGTCACGCTGGTTCTTCAGGTACTCCTGGGCGTAGGGGACGACCTGCTGGTACTGCTGGAGTTGCCGCTGCGTCTCACCGTAGCCGTTGAAGGCACGGTAGAGGTTCTGGGCAATCGCGAGATCGTCCTGCCCTTGGAATTCGGGGAGGTGTTTGAAGGCTTCGTAGGGGGACGAGAAGTCCTGCGCGGGAGCAGACTGCGGCGCAGCGGTGTCAACGGGAGCCGAGACGGGGGCTTCGGTCTGTACGTCGTTCTGGATTACTTCGTCGGACATATTTCACCTTGGGGCTTATGGGGGGCCTCTAGGTGAATCAGTGTCCAGGTCAACCGATTTCCATTTCCGATTTACGGCGATCACCACTTTTCGCGATTGGCCCAATAGGCCGCCGACATCTTTCCCTTGGCGATGTTCTCCGCGTGACGAGCCTTAAACGCCTCGTTTCGCTTTGATCCATCCGGCGATCCTTCCACTCCCTGCTGCCCGAAGCGGATGAGCTTCTCTTGGTCGCCTGACTTAGCCAGGACCATGTGCGACTTCTCTGGATGATTCGGAGTACGCACGGGGCGATTGGGGATGAGGTTGCGAATCTTGTCGCCTTCGGTGTCCATTACTCGTCCTCGTTTAATGCACCAGCCGCTACAGGGGAAGCGATCCCGTACTTGCGGAGAATGCGGATGGAGTCTTCGGTGCCGGGGAACATCACGTAGTTGCGGGAGCCAGAACCATGCTGGCGCGAGACTCCATCCAAGTACTTCACGCCGGGGATTCCGGCACGTCGCAGTTCCGCCGCACCGTCGCGATCTAAAGCCAGCCTTTGCAGAGCGCGTTCGGCGGCGTCAACGGAACTGCCGTACGCTGGCCTTTGGTACTGCCCCGGCCGCACGCTCTGTATGTACTCCAGCGTGCCTGCATCAATGTCTCGCGGGCGAACGGCGCGCAGCACCTCGGCGGCTTTTGCGCCGACGCCACCCGCGGGGGCGGCCGGGCGATCCCAATTCAGTAGAGAATCTTCTGGATAACCAATTTCCACCTCGTACATGTGGCCGGGGGGGTCTTCTAGGAACGCGCGCCGCGATTGCAGCCTTGTCCATTCTTCACTCATGGCCGCCGCCCGCGGGTCGGTTTGGGGCACGGTCTTTGTGAGGCTCTTCAATTCCCGCATTCGCTTTATCACAGCCGCCAGTTCTTGCTCTTGGCCAAGCGTCAGTTCGGGAGCCTGCACCGTCTTGTAGTGCTTGGCGGTATCCTCCACTTTGGCAAAGTACAACCCATGACCATAAGCCTGAGCCCCCTCCCCAGTTCCGATCCTGCTCGCATCGAACTTGTCGAAGTCATACGGGCTACCGTGGTACGCCTTAATGACCTGCCGTACGGAGTCGCCTAGTTCGTCTAGCTTGGAGACGGGGAAGGGCATTACCGCACCTCCTCATCCGGATATGCCAGACCGTAGGCCAGACCACCACCAAGCGTGGCACCTGCACCAATGGCTGCGCCCTGGGCTATGGGGATGAGTGGGTTCTGGGCTTCTGCGGCCAAGCGGATGATCAGGTCGTCCGAGACTGGGAGGCGGAAGACAGGCGGCAGCTTGGCTAGGATGTCTGGGTTCTGTCGGCCTTTGTCTAGGAGGGCTTGGGCTGTCAGTTGTCTTTGAGTGAGGCGGGCTTCGTCGGCGTCGAACGGGTAGGGTTTGATGGGGCTCTCTTGCATCTGCATCGGACGACGACGACCGTCAGGCATCTTGCGGCTGGTCCAGTAGAAGCCATCGCCAAATCTCTCGGCCTCCGCAGCGTCCCATTCATGCGGCAGCATCGGGGCCCGCATTTGGCCATTGCGATAGCCGACCTGCGTCCCTTCCGTGAGCCCGGGATTCTTGCGCTCCACCATCCGCCGTGCCTGGAGCATGGCTTCCATGGATGTTTCCGGAGACACCCGGGGAAGTCCGGCGGCTACGTCATCGACTACCCACGCGGGGAGATCGGAGAGGTCAGCAGAGTAACGCAACCCACGGATCGCATCGGCAACATCGTCGGCCTTCGACGCAGCCTTTGCCGCGCGTCCAACAAGACCGACACCCACGTAGTTCAGTGGATCGGTCGCCATGTCCAGTACGGTGGATACCACCGGATTCCCGTGCTTGCGCCAGTCGTCCTCAGAGTCCGCAGTACCAGCCGCCAAGCCGGGGATCACTGCGGAGGGAATGGCAGAGACTGCAAGGCCAGCAGCTTGGACGGGATCGCCAGACGCCAGTTCTTGGACGGCGCGGATCGCCGTGTCTCGCGGACGGGTGCCAACCTCCAGGGCGTACGTGGCCGCACTGCCCATGTCATCGAACGCTTCGGTATTGCGTGTCGGATATAGCGAGTTCGCAGCCGCCGCCATCTTGTACTTGGGCGGCAAGCCCGCAAACCGCGGATCGGCCCGCATGGAGTCGTACTTCTTCCGACTCTCCTCCAGGTCCGCAAGCCTCTGCTCTGGGGAACCTTGGAGATACTCGTACCAGGAGTCAGCCATCAGCGTTCCTCATTAAGGCCGGATAGGGCGCCCGCGGCAACCGGCGGCACAGCGGACCATTTCTTCAAAACTTCAATAGGCGAGTCATCGAAGATGACGTAGTTGCGGGCGCCTTCGCCAGCACGCCTGGAGTTGCCGTCCCAGTACTTAATCCCTGGGACGCCAGCGTCCCGGAGCATGGCGGATGCGGCAGAAAGCCCAACACGATTCCGACCGCCCAGCGCCTCGGCAGCCTCTTTGTAGATCGTGGAGCCCTTTAGCCCAATGTCGTCGTCCGATCCAGTGCGCATTCGCAGGCCACGCTTCCGCAACTCCGGAGCCAGGGCGTCGATGACAGTTGGGTGCTGCAGATACAGCCCGGTGTCCCAGTCCAAGAGACGGTCTGGGTCGGCATGCACTCGCAGTTTGTAGTTGTATCCAAGGTTGGCATGCGCGGTTTTTAGGCGGTCGCTCGGGTCCCAGTTCCCGAGCGGGCTTCTGCGGAGGTCGTACAACACTTGCCGCAGGTCGTCGTACCCCAGCCAGTCATCATTGCTGAGAGCATCCAGGAATTCCTGCTGCTTTGGGTCGCGGACGGCAGACTCGTACAGCTGCGGACGCAAGTCTTCCCATGTCTGGAAGTCCATCGCCTCGCCGGCCGATTCGTTTATAACGCGGTCGCCAACGTCCCGGACTGAAAGGCGATTGGCGTAGCCGCTTGGCCGCAGGGCAATCCCTGGGTTCTGCGCGCCATAAAAGCCGAGCCCGTACGCAGCGTGGCCCTCGCCGCTCCCAAGTTTCGCCCAGTCGAACTTGGCGAAGTCGTGCGGACTGCCGTGGTACATGTCGAAACTCTTGCCCGGCGACCGCATGAAGCTATAGGTCGCCATCGGAGCAGAGTCCGCTAGCCTTGCGATGAGCCTGCCCGCATCGTCCATTGCGCCAAGCGGGTTGGCCATCAGTCCACGTCCCAGTCGTCTTCAAAGAGGTAGTCAAACATCAGTAGATGGCGAAGCCTTCTCCGGAGACACGGGGTTGCGGGCCTTGGAATTGCTGACGCTCCGCATCCAGACGCTTCAGCATGGCTTCGATCCGCATCTGCTCAACGTCCTTCTCATGCTGCATGCGACGGGCCTCCCGGTTTTGGGAAACACGGGAATCATGCTCATCCTGCCACGCATTGGTGGTCTGGGTGATCATGTTCTGGAGGGCATTGCCCTGCTGGGCGCCCATCGCGCCAGCCATGCCGGCGACTGCGTTTACGTTGTACATAGGGTTTCCTGTTGCGAATCCGCCTTGTCGCCGGGCCTGCTGACGCTCTTGTTCAGCCTGCTGAATCTGCTGCCCGGCGTTGATGTTCTTGTTGCGGGGAAGTTTCTTGGGGAGCCCGCCCAGGTTCACCCCATCTCCAAGATTGCCTTCCAAGCCCTGCGCTTGTGCCAGTTCCCACTCACCAAACAGGTCAGCCATGGATGATCTCCCTAAGAGATCACTGTCCGTTCTTGCGGGCGTTGGCTATCGCCCTTTTCACCAAGAGCCGGCCGGCGAAATCCACAAAGGGGAGTTTCCGCTTCTCAGCCTCTTCTCGCAGCCAGCCGATGATCTCTTCCATGTTCTGCTCACACCACTCAGGACCCTGCTCATCCATGTACCGCGCCCTGGCGTTGCACTGGCAATCCGGGGAACTGGTGATCCCGATCTTGGCGAGGAGCTTCTTCATCTCCGTGCCGGGGCCTTTGGTTTCTGGGAGAGGTTCTTCTGGCTTCGGCTCAAAGCCCGGTCGCGGTGTCCTGGGGTAGGCGGGGTGATCGACATCGATGGTCCACTCCTCGCCTTCTTGGGAGACGACGCATGGCATGACCTCCTCCAGGGAGTATCCACGCTCCCGGCATCGGTCCTCTAGGTACATCTTGTGGCAGGTGATCATGGGAGTGGGTTACACATGGGGTTGTTGCACCATGGGTGCGTGTTCTGGAACGGGTAGTTTGCTGTCAGCGCAAACCCAGAGACATAAACCACCGCAGTCCCGCCGTTCACGGCGTTGTTGCCGCTAAACACGCACTTCCCGCAGTAGTCCTTCGCCTGCGCTTCCACCGACGAATACGTCGCGCTGTAGCCGCCGTACACCGCGACAAAGTCGTACTGGTCCAAGATGTAGCCGTATACAGTCGGCGTGCAGTTGCCCGGGACCGGCAGGCCGCCCGTCCGGTACACCGTGACCGGATACACGACGGCGAAGCTCTGGTTGTTGCAGGATGGCGTCGGACACCCGGAATTGCAGTTGGCCCCTGGTGTCCACACCGAGCCGCTGTAGGTTGCACATTGCGCCTCGGTCAGCGAGGTTGAGCAGTTGCGGAACAGCGCCGAGCCGGTAAAAGGCTGCGACCACCAGCAACATCGATTCGCACAGCACGCACAGCTCACCTGGGGGGCTCCTTACTGGACAAGTGTCAACGGCGACACGGGAAGCAAACGGGGCTTAAAACGCACGCCAGAGGCCCTGCGACACGCAGCGACAGCTGGGGGCCGAAGGCGGGAAAAAGCCTGGGGATAGAGGGGGTGAAAAAATCCAGGGGTGGATATGACATGAATACGCTGACGCTTCGGGGGGGGGCTGGGGGGTCTGTTTCGTGTGTCGCCTGCCCGATTGGCCATGCCGTAACCCTATGGCAGGAAACGAGTTACGGTAGCGGCTAGGCTTACCCCGTCAAAGCGACCGTTTTCCGTCACGCTTTTGATTGAATTCTGTCACGCAGTCCGGCCATGGATGCATCGGCCTCTCCCCTCATCTTCCCCTCTATCCTCTTGCAATCCCATTGCATATACCCTGGCCTGTCCATCAGTACACTATCCCCGCTGCGCAACAAAAAAGCCCCTACCCCCCCGCGGGGGCAGGGGCTTTCCGTACACTATCGACCCCCGTAGTACTCTGCCAGAGCGGCCCGGTACGCTTCAACGTCAGGAGCGTAGACCGGGATCATGCAACGCTCCCCGCTTTCCCGTTGGCGAGCGGCGGCGGGCTTCGCGGCGGGCTTGTGCCGATTCCGCGGGGCGGGCTTCCCGTCCGTCACAACGCAAGCCCGGTACGTCTTCGCCCGTCCCCGCTTGCGGACCATCTTCCAGCCTGTCTCAATGTCCACAAGCGTTTCCCCGTCAACGATACGCTCCGCCACGATACGCTCCGTAGGTGCCATCTTCCCGTCAGTCAGTCCCCGACCGCCGGGGCCGCCGGGGACGTTGACCGGCTCCCCGGGCAGATCGTCACAGTCGCCCATGAGGGCGGTCCTGTCTTCCGCTGCATTGAAGGAGGCGGCGACAATCGTGGCCGGGTTGGGTGTTCCCGCGTTCAATGCCCGATTGTAGGGATACCACAGGCGGCGGTCGCGGGTTCGCGGGTTATCCCCTTCACTGGGAAGCCTATAGAAAGCCTGTTTCATGAAAGCGGCGGCACCCATTACCGCCCGGGCCGGCTCATCTTCCGTTATCCCCGCTTCCTTGTAGTCACGATCTAAGAACACTTGGAGCGTATCTTGCGCGGCCTGTTCTAGAGCGGATTCCCTGAGCATCGCGGGAAGCCCGTCGCCTACCCCTGCCCGGGCTGCCTTGTACCGCCACCAATAGAGGCAGTCTTTGAATCTGCCCGGGTCTGCAAGGTAGTGGCGGGGATTGAAGACGGTTCCCGTAGCGGGGGCGGTGATCATCTTCCCGAAAAGCCTATGGTTGACGTTGGCCAACTTTTGGCGGCGAGCTTCTGCTTTCTTCTCTTTGCTGGTCATAGTTCTATTCCTTTTGAAGTGTTTCACGGGTTACCGCCCGTGACGATTGAATCATAGTATAGTCATCGTCTTACTGTCAAGCCCCACTACAGAAAAAATTTTTGGGACGATGGTACGATCCCGCCATATATATCGTTCGCTTTCAACGTCTTCGCGACCGCGGGAATCGTTCCCGCGGTTTGTGAAATGACGTTGTAATCTTGTGTCGCTGCCTTGTCATCCGGCCAGCGTATCCCGTCCGGAATTTTTCCGGACGATGGTACGCTCCCGCCATATATGACGACGACGATACGACCGAGTGCGAAAGGGGAAGCGTGTTGCTTCCTGCGCATGCGGGCAGCCAAAGGAACGAACAATGGACGATGACAATCGCTCCCAGTTCGCACGCCCCGGGTCTGCTTTGCGACGGGCCACTAAGGGGAATCCCAGGATTCACCCCTGCCCGACGTGTAGGCAGCCGGACAGACTGACCCCTGCTGATGTACGCAGGGGCTATCAGTGTGATGAGTGTGCGGACAGGGATGAGGGCCGTCTTTGGGATGGTCCGTGACTCTGGAGGGGCTGTGCAATGAACATCATTCCGCAGCAGTTGGACGCCTTTACGTTCGACTGCTACTACGCGGACGGACAGCTGGAGGGGTGGGACCACTGGGAGAACCTGTGGTACTGCCTGAACTATCTGCCTGTTCGCGCTGACGATTGAATCGGGCCGCCGGGCAGGGGAGCAGTGACCCCTGTCCCGGCATCCGATCCTGGGCAGGTGGGCAGGGGTAGCGGCATTGTGTCCGCACTAAAGTCCCTGAATGCCTGCCTGCCTGGGATCAGGTGCCGTTTCTACGGTGTCCGAATAGCCCCCTCTGGGCAAAACGCATGCGACGGCGTGCGTAGTCAACGCGGGGAGAGCCGCCACCGCCCGTGCTAGCCGGCATCGGTGGCCTGTAATCCAACCGTTCGCTCAGAGGGTGCTATTCGGCTGCCGTTCGGTAGCCATTCACGGAGGTGCGTATGGTCAAACGATCACGCACCGCCAAGCCGCTCGGTGTCATTCTGCACCGGGGTACGTCTGCTTTTGATGGCAGTCCCTATGTGGTGATCATGCCACTGGGGAAGTCTTCTAATAGCAAGACGGGCAAGATGCTCCAGACCTACATCATTAGGTCACATGTGCATCCGGTTCAGGCGGTGCGTACAGGGGGTGACGTTGGCATCTGCAACGATTGCCCTATGCGTGGCCTAGTTGCTACGCAGAAACGTAGGTCTAGGAAGAAGAAGAACTTTCGGGCCTGCTATGTGAATGTCGGGCAGGGGCCTGCCATGGTGTACGGTGCGTTCAAACGTGGCCGTTACGTGGACTATGTCCCTGCTCTGCATGATCAGTACATCCAGGGTCGCAAGGTGCGTTTCGGTACGTACGGCGAGCCGGTGCTGATTCCGCTGGAGCTTGTGCGCCATCTGGCCAGTATTTCGTCCGGTTGGACGGGGTATACTCACCAGTGGTCAAACGTGCAGTATGCGGGCTACAAGCAGTTTCTCATGGCATCCGTCCATGGGCTCACCGGCCCGTGGTCATACGAGCATGCCAAGTCTCTCGGCTGGCGTACCTTCCGCACTATGCGTGGAGGCGAGCCGGTGGAGGGCGAACGGCTCTGTCCGGCCAGTAAGGAGGCCGGTCATCGGCTGTCCTGCCTGACGTGCAATCTGTGCGACGGGGCAGGCCGGCGGAAAGTCGGTCTGGAATTGGTGGACGTTTACATCCCAGGGCATGGTGGCAAGGCGATTATGTCGGCTGTTGCCAACCTGCCCATCCTTCAGGCGTGAGGTGCGATGTGGCGACAGTCCGTGCAGAGGCCCTTGGCAACAGGGCTGTTGTCTACGGCGGGCAACCGCTGTCCGACGAGACGTTGCTGAAGGAAATCAGGCGGCTGAAGCGGTCAGTCGCCAGTTTCGGTGGTGCCATGCTGCTGTCTGCCTATCGGGCAGAGGCCAGCCGACGAAAACTGAAGGAGGTGTGACATGGATTCTGCGATTCAACAGCGGGAAATCCTGCTGAAAGCATTGAAAGAACTTGTGTTGGCCGTCGATTCGGCCAAGTGGCCTGCCCCTTACAACGCCCTGCTGGTCGATGCCCTGGGCGGGGCGCGTGTTGCGATTTCCATGTGCGAGGAGGTGTGATATGAGCGAACGCTACAACGGCTGGACTAACTACGAAACGTGGTTGGTCAACCTGTGGATGGATAACGAGCGGGGCTCGCAGGAGTTCTTCCGCGAGCAGGCCAAGGAAATCTACGGCGAGACTGCGTCCATGGCCGTCATCTCTAAACCGACTGGCCTGACCGTGCAGGAGTCGGCGCGGATGCGCGTTGCGGACTGGCTGAAAGAACACTACGACGAGAACATCCCCGAGGTGCCAGGGGTGTACGGCGATCTGCTGGGGGCTGCGCTCAGTTCTGTGAACTGGGATGAGATTGCCCGGCACTACATCGATGCCATCGTGGAGGAGGAGAGCAATGGCGTTCAAAACGGTAGGTGAACTGCGTGAATGGCTTCAGCAACGACGCCACGATCGCGAGCGAATGATCGGTGACGGCTGGTTTGTGTGGGTGAATACCGGCGGCAACATCGTCGTGCAACATCCCACATGCCCAGAATTCGGCACGTCTTTCTGCCCGATTGCGGACGACGAGGAGGACGAATGACGCAATGCCCCCTATGTGACTGCGTTGAGGTGTCGTTTGCCGGTGTTCTCGGTGACGTAGGTCATGCGAGATGCCGGGATTGTGGGATTGTGTACACGTTTACACCGTCATTGGAGGACGAGTGCTATGTGGGCAGTGAAGACACGGACGAAGGTTATTGCGGTCTTTGATGACCGCTGGGAAGCAGAGGAATGGATGCGGACTTGGCGTTCGCTCCATGGACACCGGGTGTACCTAGTACGAACGGAGAACTGACATGAGCAGGGACTACGCCCAAGAGCTAGCCGCATGCGGCATCAACAGGTGCGACTACATCACTCTCATGGAGTGCGCGGACTGGGTGCTGCACAAGGCAAGTTGCCGCGACGAACTGGGAACACACTTGGATTTTCGCGACGAGTGCTTGGACGAACTGGCGGCGAAGGTGCGGAATTACATGAACCTGGAGTACGACGCATGAGTTACCGACCGATGGTGAAGGTAGGCAATGAGTGGGCCGGCAATGGCATTCGGTTTGCCACCCGTGAAGAGGCGGAGGCTTCGGCCCGTGACCTGTATGGACGATGGACCCTGGTGCTGGATCACCGGGCAGATGAGTCGGATGATCCGGTAAACTGTGAGTGGGATTCAACCCGTGGCAATGTGCATTTGGAGGTGGTCAATGAACCTGTCGCAGCTGTCGGGTGACACGCGAAGCGGGCGGGTGCGTGTCGTCTGCCCGAAGTCTATCGCCCCGCTTCGACTACTGCGGTGCGACGGGCACGGCGGCCGGTGGCCCGTGCGTTGGCATGTGGTGTATCCAGATGGCGAGATCAACAGATTGGTATGGAATACGAGGCGCGATGCCATCGGGCAGGCGTCGTTTGCTGTTCCTTATCACCGCAAACTAGCAGCAGGAGGTGTGCGATGAGCCTGGAATACAGCATGTTCCGATTCGCTGATGACTATCCGACCGCCGAGGGGCTGTCGGAGATGATCATGCAGGTGTGCATGGATGAAGATCGCGGTTCGTCCGACAACACGGAGCGACTGATCCGTGCGCTGGTTGTGGCAGCCAACGAACTGCGTTGGACCGAAGCCGCCGAAGACGACGACGACGAGTCCGACGTGTCCATTCCGACCGTGCGTGAGCCCGGGCACCTGTTCATGGACAAGTACGCCGCCGCCTGCAAAAAGATTGGCGAGCCATGCGACGACGGCGATGCGTGGTGGGAGGAGTGGTGGCCGACCGACTGCCCGTGGCACCCAGATGACATCGCACGTCTGGCCCGGCTCAAAGCCGGCGAGGCACGGGCTGTGCGTCGGCAGTTGCGGGAGGAGTTCCTCAAACATAAGGAGAATGCCAGTGCGAAAGATTGACATCTGGCAAACCGAAGCCGTGGCCGTTGACACGGCATGCATAAACCTCATGGAAACCGTGCGGCGTGGTCGCAAAAAGCAGGCGGCTTACCTCAAAGACGGCGATCCCGATGGGGCCACCTACCTGGAGGAAGGCATCGCCGGCCTGGAGCGGGCACGCCTCACGCTACGCCGGCTCTTGGATAGGGCTGGCTGGACCGGCGAGGTGATCGGCCACGCCTACAAGGAGAAAGGTAGCACATGACATCCAGCCACCTCGCCAAGATGGCCAAGGCCGCAGCCGTGATTGAGTCTGTGGTAGGCAGGGAGTTTGTGTGCCATACCCGGTCAGAGTTCGTCAGTGAGTATGGCAAGGGTGCCTTGCTCATCCTTGTGCATGAGAGTTGTGATCCGCTCTATCCGTACGTGAACTACGACGGGGGGCAGTACGAGAAGATCGAACAGTTAGCCGATGCGTTGTCGGCTGCTGGGTTCTGGGTAGAAGACTGCACCGGGTGGTACTCCGGTGTGTATGAGAAGGAGACAGCCAATGCCTAAGCTGGACCTCACCGCCGAGCAGGTGTTTGAGCTTGGCGATGCTTTGCGATGCCGACTCAATGACTTAGATCGCAAGTTAAAAAAGTTTCCCCGACCGGACAATGATCCGGATGTTGTTCAGGTACGACATGTGCAGTCCGTCCTGTCCGACATCCTTCACTTACTGGAGATTGCGTGATGGCATGGCCCCATAACTTCATCGTGGTTGATGAGTACGACAATGTCGTTGGCTACTACTCCACTAAGGGAGATGCCACTGCGTTTGCCGAGGGCGAGTGCGCCGAGGGGAAGAGGGATACTTGCGTGTACGCCATCACCGAGGTGGCGACGTACCGATTTACAGACGAGGAGGAAGAGTGATGGATGCGCCTAACATTCCGCAGAACCAGCGGGCCGGCATGACGGTCGGCTCTCTGCGGTTCCTGCTAGAGGGGCTGGATGACATGACGCCCATCGGCGTGGAGTGGGAGCGTGGGTATATCCCCAACGACCACGCCCCTGCCGTGCGGGTGTTCGGGTTTCAGCGAGAACGGTTTGCCGGGGAGCCTGTCGTTAAGGTTCTCGTCGGGCTGCACTGGATGGACGAAGAGGAGGAAGAGTGATGGCTGACGAGATAGAAGTGAATATCGCTGGGCTCAAGTTCATTGCCCGCCTTGTGGATGCCGTCATCCAACTGCGGCAGGAGGTAGGTCGCACATACGCGGAGCTTGGCCGTGGCGGATGGGAGGGGTACGACTACGCGGAAAAGTTTGATCAGTTGCTGGAAGAAGCGGACGCATTTCAGGAGGATGAGTAATGGACACATGCTCTTACAAGTACAACGCCATGGCGTTCTGGATTGACCGCATCGATGACGAAGTACTGCCCGAGTACGACATCGAACAGATGGCCGAGGCGTTGGATGCCACGGCACAAGATGCTGTGGAGTTCTACCTGGAGACAGGCAAGGCACCCTGGCTATGCAGCGAGGAGGACCTCAGTCAGCTGGCCCGGCTGCAATCACTGGCCTCCGAGCTAGTGCCTGCCCTGCGTATGGCGGCCGATGCCATTGACTTCGCCCAGGCCCAGGTTGATTCCGAGAACGACAGGTACACGCTGTGCCGGCGGCTCGTCGCTGTCCGGCGTGCCATAGCCAAGGCCGAAGGTATCACCACGGAGGTAGATGATGGCAAGGAGCGATCATTGGACTGACGAGACAGTGGACAAGGCGATCCGCCTGCTTGTGCTGGCGGAGTCTTTGGCCCGACGACTGGAGCCTGATCTCTACCAGGAGATCAGGCTTTTTCTTTTGGAGGAAGCATGATCCCTGAGTTTGATGGGACCAGCAAACAGTTTGCCCGCATCACGCGGGAGTTGTATCCCAACTGTCGGATATGCGAGGACGATGCAGGGCAGATCGTGATCTACACCGGAGCCGCGTTGGAAATGGGCGGCGAGGTTGTACAATGGTTGCCTGATGATGAGGATGTGTATCAATCTTGGTGCGATAGAAACCCGGAGGTGATGTGATGGCTAAGAAACAGGCGAAGCCGAAGAAACACATTCAGTTGCGGTACATCACTGACCCAGGTCATGGCTGGGCAGAGGTTCCCAGTGTGCTGTGCAAAGCCATCGGGCTAGGCACAGACTTCCCCGAGCGGAACGGGGTGCTGTACCTAGAAGAGGACTGCGAGATGTCGGACTTGGACCGAGCCCTGCAGAAGCATGGGTACAAGCCCGAGTACGTGGAGATGTATGTGGATGACTTCGACCAGTGGCTGGGCGGTGACGTGTGGCCACAGATTCCCAAGGAGAGCGAGACTCATGGCTAAGAAGCGAGCGCCGAAGACATCGGCCGAGAAGTTCATTGCCGCAGTGATGAAGCATGCGGACGGTACGATTACCGACGTGGCTGCGGAGTTGGGTGTCACCCATCAGGCCGTGTGCAAACGGCTGAAGGAATACCGTCAGCGTGGGGTGAAGGGCCTGCCGGATTTTGATGCACGATCTGTAGACGTGCAGTCCGTCCAGGCTTTGGTCAACAAGTACAGGGGGAAGTGATGCTTACCGGAGACAAGAAGATTGCGAAGCGTGGCCTGCGTGCGTGCGAGCAGTTCGCCCGTGACACCGGCCGTGATATCGATGCGGACCAGGGCTACATCATGCAGGATTTGGTGGTTAGCATCCTGCATCTGTGCGATCAGGAGGGTTGCGATCCTGCCGCGTTCATGCAGAAGGCGTTGAAGAAGTTCTATGACACCCTAGTTGAGGAGGACTACTGATGTCGGATGCCGTAGCGCAGAAGCAGCCGGGCGTGTACTCGTTCGATGCGGACACCCTGCGATTCCTGGCCGATGCCTTGGAGGAGGCGGCCGAGGTGGCTGACAAGCGGGACCAGGAGACTGCCATCCAGTCTGCGAGGAAGCCGAAGAATCTGTTTGCTACCGGGGCGTTACTGCGTGAGTACGTCCGTCAGTTCAGGACCGATGCGAATGCTATGGAGGATCGATGACCGATAGCGTGCGTGACCGCGCCTTTGATAGCGAGTTCTTTGCGGAGTATGCCGATCAGATCAAGAACGCTCGCTCTCTCGCCGGGGCCCTGGCCGACATGGACTATGCCACCCGCAACGGCACCTCCCATGAGGTGCGGCTCGCATGGCTTCAGTTCTATGATCTTGCCGGCCCGATCCTGACCGGCAAGTTCATTGCGTCCGGCGCATGGCGGGACTACTGCCCAGACATTGACGACGAAACAGATACGGATTCCCGAGCCACGTTATGGACGGACGGCAGCCAGCGTGTCGTTGCTCAAACGCTATTCGTCCAGGAGATGCCGTGCGACATGACGTTCACGGTGGAATAAGGAGGGGCCGATGTACAGGGAGGTACTACAGGTCATGCATGTCATCGCGACGTGCATCCTGATGTTGATTGCGGGCCAGTTAAAAGACATTTGTTTGCGTATACTTATGGAGGTTAAGTGATGTCGCCATTGGCAGACTTTGTGGTGGGCAGTGTGATCGTGGTCGCTGTGATTCTCTTTGCATCCGGGAGGTAGCATGATCTACGGGTACTGCCGGGTATCGACGGACGATCAGTCGATCAGTCTGGACAACCAGCGGCAGGAACTGGAGGCCCATGCCGAGAAGCATGGCCGGAAGATTGACCGCATCTTTCTGGACGAGGATGTCTCTGGCAAGGTGCCCCTGCGTGACCGACCCCAGGGGAAAGTCATGTGGGATTTGCTGGAGAAGGGGGACCTCGTCCTCGTCACCAAGCTAGACCGTGGCTGGCGTAACACCGCCGATGCGGCCGGCACCCTGGCCACTTGGCGGCAGTACGGGGTGAAGCTCTCCATCCTGGACTTCCCCATCGACACGGCCACGGACGAGGGGGAGATGATGTTCTGCCAGTTCGCAAGCTGGGCACAGTACGAACGCAAGCGGATCGGCCGGCGGGTGTCCGATGCCTTCGGCTACCTGAAGCGGAACGGCAAACCCTACGCTGGCACTCGTCCCTTTGGCTGGGTGCGGGGGGATAAGGAGTGGGTGCCGTGCGAACGCGAGCGTGTACTAGGCAACCGCGTAGTAGACATGCGGGACCGGGGCATGTCCTGGAATGCGATCACCCTCTGCCTTTGCCGCGAGGGCGTGCGGAAGCCGGCGACGAAAAAGACTTCTTCGGGTTGGTATCACCCGCCCTGTGTGCGTAGCCTGTGCCGCGCGGCGAGAGCCGGATATCCAACTGTTCCGCAAGCGTCTTGGCTAGGCGCGCAGCCCGAAGAGACGCCACCCGCAGCGGTATCTCATGGTCCTCTGACAGCGTCCGCAGGGTAGAGCCACCCATAAACCTGTCGGTGGCGATCTCCCGGTCTTCGACGGGCAGGTCTTCGATGGCAATCCGCAGGTGATCTAGCTGGTCGAACTCCGGCATCAGATCGGCCGCCTCCTGCAGACTGATCTTCGTCAGCCCAGGCTGGCGGGTCGCACGCTTGATGTGCTTCAGCATGGAGTTGAGAATCGCCCTGGCGAAGTACGCCTTGGGGTAGGGCAGCCGGCTCTTATCGTACGTGCGGGCAGCCTTGCACAGGGCGAGGTATCCCTCCCCCTCCAGGTCTGCAAGGTAGACAGACCGCTGCCAGTGCGGGCGGTTCTGTAGGAAGTACCGGCCGAGTATCTGGACGAGCGGCTGGTATTCAGTAACCAGACCTTGTCTGTACTTTGATAGCCGCGATCTCTTGGTCATGCTTATCCAGTCTCACCTCATGCTCCTCCAGTGTTTCGCGTAGCTCTCGCACCAGATCGGGCAACTCTTCCACGCTCTTCGCGATCACCGCGACCTTGGCATGGATCGACATGGCCCACGGCACCACTGCCGCAGCCACGGAGATACCGATCATCCACAGTTCAGCCGATTCACTCATCGCGCATCCCCGAAAAAATCATGCGACACAATATGCTGCCGGCGGCAGGATGTAGCTGGCCCTCATGGACATGCAGCGCCACCATCTTGGCTGCATCTTCGGCTTCGTCGGGGGGATATTCGTAGACATGGGTATGCCCGTCGTACGTGCAGGCGAGGCGGATCACAGTGCGTCGAACGCCTCCGTCCTCAGTCGTCGTAAATTCAAACCGTGGCTGCGGTTGTTTAACCATCGGATGATCCAGGCTGAGATCAAGTTAATAAGTATCGGAAGTACAATCACTAAGAACACGGACCCGCACTCGTAGCGTCGGGCGTACTCTTCCCGTATCTGCTTGCGGAATGCCGGGGCATCCACCTCCCCCTCTGGCGACAGCATGATGGCGATGAGCGCGACCTTCCTGGCATGACTGCTGATCCTGTTGGCCCTGGTGCGGCGTACGCATTCGGCTGCGACTTTGCTGGCTTCTGTTGGCATGGCACTCGTCACCACTTCTCCCAGCATGCGACTGAAGTATTCCGCAGCTACCTTGCTGGCTTCGCTGGGCACGTCCCGTCCTTGCATGCGGCCTTGGTCTTACACTTGCAATCGGGAGGGCAGGGGCAGGGGGTCTGGTGTCCGTCGCCGTGGGTGATCACGCCGTTCCGGCACAGGCCGCAGCACTTCTTCACCACGGGCTCGGCCTGGGTGTTGATCACGTACGCTGCTCGCACCGCCACGGCTGCGGTGTAATCGACCGGCGCGAACAGGAGGAGCAGGCTAGTCACCATGTTTCAGTAGCCCTATGGTGCCGTAATCTGGGAGCCGCTGCGGGGGGTAGCCGTCGATTGAACCGTAAATCCAACAGTCCCCTGACGAGACGCAGACATCGAAGTCTTCTGCAGACGTGAGGATCATGCCGGGCACCCACTCTCCGTACTCTTTGGGCCATGCCTTCGGCTGTTGGTTCCACGCACCCCAGCTATTGGCAATCATCCAGACACGGAAGGGGAAGATTTCTTTGGAGTCATCTACCCCAACGATAGCCATGTCGTGATTCCACCCACGCGGTGTGCGGTAGTGGATGCCACGCTTGTCGGAGTCGGCTGACCAGGATGCGTTCTGCCCTGAGTGGGCGGCATACCCGTTGACGATGGCGTCCAGCAGTTCATCCTGCGTGCGGACCAGGGTGATGACGCCGACCCGGTTCTGCTGGCAGAGGTCCTGTACCTCGCGGGGCACACCAGACGATCCCCACTTGGCACCGATGGCGCTGTTGTACTTGGTGAGATTGACTATCCCGTAGTCGGTGCGAGCGAGGAAGCCAACGTCCCGCTCAAACCGGGAAGCCTTGGCCGGCGACATCCCCTGTCCACCGTGGCCACGCGCCCCGTACGTGGGCTCGGTCGCCCCCTTCTTAAACCAATCTTCCGGCTCATGCTTCACCAGGATTTCGACGGCGCGCGTCACATCCCGTGCGTTCCGGCTACCGTGGGAGACGCAGTCCCCTGTGGTCTGGGCTTCTGTAAAGCAGGAACTGTCCAGCTTCTTGGCGTACTGCCAGAGCAGGGCCCGCTTGCCGATGCCTGACCCGCGGATGTTGGGCTCGCGAAAGTACTGGTACTTCTGAGTCTCTAAGAATTCGTGCTTCTCCCGCTCGTTCGGCACGTAGCCGGTGAGCCCGTCGTCGTATGCACGGAGAATGGAGACGGGGTTATCGAAGTCAGCCACCGCTCTGCCTCGCTACTTCCAGGCAGGCGTCTGCAATCTTCTTCGACAACTCTCCGGTGAGCGGCGCGGAGTCCAGTGAGTAGTACTTGGCCAGCACCTCTTCGACTGCGGTGTCCAAGCCCTTGTACTTACCGGGTAGATCGGTCCCGCCTGCGGCAAGCACCAGAGCGTCACGGTAAACCTGACGCCAGATCACTGTGGTGGTGATCTTCTGGCCACCGTCGCGCTTTACTACGTCAGCCAAGGCCCGGTAAAGCCCGGCGACTTTTGCCCTGTCGGCGGAGGAGGCGTCCGCGAGGGCAGCTGCGACGGGACCAGTCGGCCTCGCCGCAGGCGGGAACATGAAACTATACACACAGAACAAGGCGGCTGCGGTGAGCAGGATGTTCTTCACTGCTTCACCTGCAGTAACACGGCCAGCAGTTGGTTGCATGCTGTCACCACCTCCTGCGTCCTGGAGTGGGTGCGAATCTTCACCACCGCTTCGATGTCCTTCAGCACCTGGGGCTTGGAGGCTGGGAACTGAATCCCACTCAGCACTGACGGGAGGTAGGCCCAGACAGCCACGGCTACGAGGAGGGCGACCGAGATGATTTGAACAGTGGTCACAGAATTTTCGCTCCCGGTATGTAGATCGTGATGCCACTAGGGGTGGCTTTGATCTCGTAATGCATGAGCTTGTGGGGATCGACAAGCCCCCAGCCGTAGACATCGTCGTGTCCATCGGCGCCGGCGTCCTTGCACGTCTTCGACAGGGCATCGATCACATGCTTGTGATCTACCTTCTCGCCTTCCTGTTTGGCCGACGAGATGTACAACGCAAGGACACCGGCTACGAACGGCGCTGCCATGCTGGTGCCACTGATCGTGGCGTACCCATTCTGCAGCCAAGTGCTGGTGATGTCGGAACCCGGGGCGGCGACGACGATCTCCTTCCCACGGGAGGAGAACTCGCATGCCTGCCCGCTCTTATCAACCGCACCGACACCGATGGTTTCACGGAAGGCGGCGGGATAGTTCACCGCACCACCGTCATTCCCCGCCGCACAGACGACGACGATGCCCTGCTCGTAGGCTTCCTTAATCGCGGTGTGCAGGTGATCGTCTGGCCGGGAGGAACCAAGGGACATGGAGATGATGTCCACTCCGATCTCCGTGGCATAGCGGACGGCCTCCGCCACTGAGTCGTTGCTGCCCATGCCGGAGTGACCCAGCACCTTCAATGAGTGAATCTTGCACTTGGGCGCGATCCCCTTGGCGTTGCCCGTCGCGGCGCCGATGACGCCGGCACAGTGTGTCCCATGACCAAGCGTGTCGTAGATGTCCGAGTCGCTGGTGAAGTTCCGGTAGTCCACCACCACATCCTTCAGGGCGTAGTGCGGGGCGACACCGGAATCCACAACTGCCACCACCACCCCCTCGCCCTGGCTCTTCTTCCAGAGGGCAGGGACTCCGTACGATGACACACCCCAGTCCACTCCCTCGCTTTGAGCGGCGAGCGGATGGGCGGTCACACGGTACGGTGGGAGGTGGACGTAGCTCACTCCTCCTCCCGGAGCAGGGCTCGCAGGATGGCGACCACCAGCGGGACTATCGTCTCAGCCACCAGCTTCCAGTCGATGGCCAGGGCCTGGACCTCTGATCCACACTGGAGAATCTGCACCTCGCGAGACGGAGTGACGGTCGTATCGTCAGTGAAGTAGTCGTAGATGTCGTCGTACGACAGGACCTTGGGCTGCGTGGCCTCCGCTTCCAGGATCGGGATCACGATGCGGGCGATCTTGTCCGCGATCTCCCACTGCTGGATGTACGGCAGGTCCTTGGAGTACCCCTTGGCGATGTCAACAATCTGGAGCAGCTGCGACTGGTGCGCAAGCAACCACTTAAGAACCTTCAGATTCATCCTGTCCCCCCTGATCTTGCGAATAGGCATAGTCCAATACCGCCATGGCGACGATGGCATGGCCGGCGATGTCGGCCAGTGTTTCCCTAATAGATGAATGTCCCAGCGGGCCGGTGAGCCGGCGGCACTTTTCCCCGATCCTGGCGACCTGATAGACCCACGGTTCTATCCCCTGTTCCGCCACCCCCAGGGCGTTAGACAGGGGGTTTTCCCGGCACCCGTAGTAGCCACGCTTCCTGGTCAGGAGGGCATGGAGCATGTCGCAGATTGGCTTGTACGGGTCACCATTCGACGGTTCGGCTGGCCTTTTGGATGCGTCCATATTCAGACCAGAAACTGGGGTGATGCCACGGATCATCGCTGTCCTCCTCCTCGTCATTGAGCCAGACCACCCGGCCGTGAGCCCACTCCTCACAGAGGGTGTCCAGCATTAGGTATTGGTTTAAGTCATCCCTGATCCAGATCGTCGCCTTCTCCAAATCGTCGTCCATGTCGAAGTAACCGAGGGCACCGTCCATCTTGGCCGCAGGCTTTAGGTAAATCCGCACCGGGAACTGCAGCGGGAACCGCCGGCTGGCCCACGTCCGAAACCGCCGAATGAATTTCTTCCGCAAAACGTCGGACATCGGACAGCCTCACCAGCGCCAGCCACTCCTCGCCGTTGCGTTTATGCAGGACGACGGGCACCTTCCCCTTGCCGTCACGGACGGCCTGCTCCATCCACACGTAGGGGTTGCCCCGCTCCGTGTTCTTTACCTCTAGGTGAATGGTCGTGATGGGCTGGACCACATCCGGGGAATCCGTTCCGCCCGCAAATTGCTGGCCTCTGCGACAGGTGGCTGGGTCCAGCTGCAGGGCTTCCGCCCAGGCGGCTGCTGCCATGCGCTCCCCTCTTGCTCCCTTGGCGCGGCTGTTCATCGCTCCCACCTCGCACAACGCCCAGAGAAATCCCTGGATTCCACAATGTTGACTTCGGGGAACTGCTCGGACACCAGCTTGCACAGTTCGGTGAGTGGCTTCTTGTTCAGTACCTTCTCGTTCTTGCTCACCCACGAACCGACCTGACCCCACTGGGTGAAGTCACGCCCGCTGCCGAGCGTCGGCCAGTAGACGGTCACCTGAAAGCTCGTCCCCTTCCAATAGCCGCCGGCACTCATAGGTTCTCTGGCTCCTGGGCGTTAAGGAGGTCAGCCATCACACTCTCCAGGTGGTCGCCGCGTTCAATCGCAGCCTCCCGCTGGAGGAGATACGAAGTGAGCGTGTCGCCCGTACGGCGGTCGCAGATGTTCGCGAGCAGGCGGCCGTACGAGTCCCGCATCCAGTCGAAGACCATCAGCTCAAACCGACCGTAGTCGGCGTGAATCTCCAGCCAGTCGATGATCTCCCGGACAGCCCGCGGTCGGCACCTAACGCCGGCCAGGACGGCGTACGTCGTGGCATAGCTTTGGATGGGGGCGACCAGGGTGCGGATCAGGAGCGTGTTCGGGCGGGTCACCCGAATCACTTCGCACGCTAGGGAGTTCGACTCTTCCATGAACCAAGGTTTCTTTGACGTTCGTCTAGGTAGTACTGAGGGACTGGTTCCGGGTCGTAGCCCAGGTGCTTCTTGTGCTTCAGTGAAGCCAAGTACACCGGGTCGTAGTTTTCGGGATCGCTTTCGCATTTCGTGGACAGAAGTATAGCGTTCGTGAGGTCGGGAAATCTACCGTAAATCTTTCCACTGTGGAGTACTCCATGGCAGCGTTCGCACAATCTCAAAAAATTTCGGATGTCATGCTTGCGTCCCGCTCCGCCGCAGATGTGATGCACGTCTAACTTGCGACGGCCGTCTGACTCCGGCCACCAGCACACGGCACAAGAGCGATGCAGCTGCACCCATTCCAGCAGCGCCGCCTGTTCAGCCTTTTTCATGGCGCTCCTTATCGCGCAGGTAGTAATCGACTAGCCCAAGCAAATCCAAAACTGGGTCCATGCCGGACCTCTCCTCGCACCGCAGGCTTTTGTTGTGCCAGGAACACAGCACCCCACGCACATGGCCCAGCGTGGGGTGGTGATCGAAGTGCATGTCCCCGTCATGCTGGAAGGCGTAGGTGCAGTGCGGGTGCTGGCAGATCGGAACCTGCAGCCACATTTCCAACTCTTCCTGCGTCAGCTTGTAGCGGTGCCGGCGGTTGCGGTCGCTCTTCCAGAACGGGTTCTCTTTGTGGTTCTGTTCCCAGCGCGCGCGGTTGTACTCCGCCACGCACTCCTTGCACTTCCAATCACGCCCATCCTTGTTCTTGGGATGCACGTTGAACGACGTGAGCGGCTTGGACTTGCCGCACTTATTGCAGCGCTTGCGAGAAGGCATCCTCCCTTCGCTCTCTACCCTCCGTGGTAGGCCAGCAGTATACGTGTGTGCGCTATCCGAATTCCAATGGGTTTAAAGCGTCAAACGGTGGTGAGTGGGGGCATAGCGACTCCAGAAAAATCTGGAGCGCGATGCGTCAAACGGCGGAGCCAGGGAGACACAGCGGGCGTGCGTAGTTGTTAACGGGGTCCACGGCCTTTGCATCCTTCGCCCCGTGCGACGGGCCCCTTGGGCCTTGCTTCTCGGCTGGAGTCGTCAGCATGCCGAGCAGTACGCAGTTCCGGTGGATTGCCTTGCGGGCGGGTCACACCAGGGTTGCCCCCTCTTTCGCTTCCGAAGAAGCAGGTCGGCGGGGGGCCGAGCTTCAGGCCGGTTGCCACACTAGGGCTACTCAAACTTTGCATCAGTCAACTCATCCCAGTCGGGAATCACTTCCCGGCAGCGAGCGAGTTGATAGTTGCAGAAGTCTTTCAGTTCTTTGTGCGGGTAGCCGTCACACTCTCGCGCCATCTCATAGAGGACGGCGGCGTAAGTGGCGAACGTCGCACAGTGTACCGTTGTCTCTCTACGAGATTCCACAGTACTTTCTCTGCGCGTTCTGCATCCGTGGAGGTAGGCGTTCCACTCATCCAGGATCATCAGCGGTCGGGTGGACCAGTACTCCGTCATCCCCTGCCGCAGATACGTCTGATAGATCGCGCCTCTTTTCTCAGCAGGCACTGCCGCCAAAACGAGCGCGGTGTTTAGCGGAGGCGACGGGACGTAGATGCGAATACCGTCACCTACATAGATGCCGTGGTATCCCTCCTTACCCTTGCACAAAAAGTGGGCGCCCTCATGGGCATAGGTGATGAGGCAGGGCTCCTTCGCATCCGTATCGGGCGGGAGCCTGGAGGCGATGTCACGCAGCGTGGCGGGGTACGCAGCCGGCGGGTTCCATACCCGGGCGACGTACTCCACCTCGGCGGCGGCAAGGCACGGCTCTGCGAAGAGGCTCATCAGGATCATCCACATGAAGAACCAGTGTCTCGGATCACGGCAACGCCACCCGTGACCTGCACCACCCCGCTACCCGCCATGACCATGACGGGCTGCTGCTTACGGACCCGTGTCTTTACCGGGACTGCGCAGTCGATCCCTTCCACCAAGAGGCACTGCCCCATGTAGTGGACGGTCATAACCGGGCGTTTCCGCTTGGCGGTTTCAGGCTTGTTGAAATGAAACCAGAAGGCAGGCATTACTTCACCAAGAGGTAGGCGCCGACGTTGGCCATGGCGTACGCGAAATACATCACCGATGCACCGACGTTGCCGCGGACGCCTTGCTCCACGCCGACGTACAGGTAGATCAGTCCCGTCAGGATGATGAGTGGGCCGCTCATTCGTCTGCCTCAAACACGGTGGACACCATGGCCATGGCCAGGGCGAAGATCAGCATGAGGAACAGGGTTGGCGATTCGATCACGGCCACCTCGGGTACAGGAGGACGCCTTCGTTATCCGATCCGTTCATTACTTCGACGGCGCAGATGCGAGGGAATCGCTGGCACAATTCCTCCGCCGTGGCCACGGTCGGCTGCACGTCGATGGCCTTCCGCCGGCTACTGATGTAGGCGTTGATCTCCAAGAAGTCGTTGTGTTCCTCCGGCCCTTCCTTCGACCGCTCCACCCAGGTGCGGATGGTGTGGTTGAGCGTCCTGAACTTCAGGATGTTCTCGTAGACCCGGGTCTTCTTCTCAGCAAACAAAGGTAAGAAACTCACGATTCACCCCATGTGTTCTCTAGTCGGCGGCGCAGTCTTTCGATCTCTGCCACCAAGGTCTGGACTCGTTTTCTCAACGTATCGTTCTCTCTCTTCAGCCTTTCCGCCTCCGACGACGAAGGCGCTTGTGTCGCCATCTATCAACTCCAACGAATGGTGTGGGACTAAGTACTTCTGTAGTTCCTCGGATCTCCTGAGATGCTTGCGGGGTGCGACGAGCATCCCCATCTCATGTCCTCTGGTCGTGTCCCTGACCACCGTCTCCGTCCATGATTCATCCCGATCCAACGGCGTGACCCACACCCAGCACCCGGTCTTCTTGGATACGAACACGTACGCGAATGGAGCAAGCTGCTCGCGGCCAAGGCCACGCAAGTCGTCCACGAACACTGTGTCGTAGGGGAAGTCATCGGGTGAGGTGAAAGTCAGGTTCCGCTCTTTGATCTCCAAGGTCAGAAGTGCGGCTGCATCCGGCGTGCCGCAGTGATCAGTGACCTTGCAGTGCTTGGTCAGGATCAACTTCTTGCCATGAGCCACCGCAAGGCGGGAGGCGCGCTGGGCTTCCACCCAAGCGCGCTCCGCCCTGTGGCCGCTACTCAACGCTGACGTGAAGGAACGATCCACGTTTACCATTCCATTGGTACTGCGGCATACCAACCTGCCGCGCGGGTTGACCGGCATTCCTCGGCGGCAACTCCATGCACCGCCGTGCTATCTCTGCAGGCGAGGGATCGCCCGGTTGATAGCCGTCATCGATGTACTCCAGCTTCGCGTCGAACGGTTCAGCCAGCCGCCAGTAGTCCGTGCGTTCCCGCACTTCTCTGGCCCAGGCGACATCTCGCCCCCACCATTCCGCGATGTCCTCATCCGTGACATCGGGGACGATCATGGCCGCCACCGCCAGACGCTCCGCCGATGGGCAGTAGCCGCATGCCTTCAGCAGGCGAGCCACGCCCAGGACAGAGTTGTTCTGGAAGCCCAGGTCCCGGGCCACGCGCCAACTACTCTCCTTGTTGACGATGATCCTGTGCCACAGGGTTCCGGCGAAAGCCAAGGGACTTCCGTATCCAGCCCGCACATCGTCGCCACCATCGCTCCTTCTTCGGTTCATCATCGCCTCCTTGCCTCGGGGGAAAAGCCTCGTCCAAACGAAACAACCACGACAGTTCTTTGACCGTGTCGTCAACCAATAGGTCTTGGGAGTCTTGGTTCATATCTCCTCGCTAACTCCTTTCTGAACATGCTCTTGATCCATGCCGTGCGAACCTCGTTGGCGCCCCACTCCACGTAGTGCTGTGGGAGTTGCGACATCGTCATGTTCGCGTACTTACCTTTGAGGGGGTTGCGATAGGTTCCGACCGACCGCTTCCCCCTCCACTCAATGTTGATCTCCTGCCCGGTCACCCGGCCCGTGGCACGGCCAGTGGTGTTCTTCCGCATCTCTTCGATGAGCTTGGCACTGGCGATCTTCTCGGCTTCCTTCGCCGCCAGTTCAGCGATCTGCTCTGGAGTCAGGGGCTCCTTGGATTCCAGGGCACGCTTCACCACCTCCTTCTTCACGGCCTGCTCCATCTCCACGAACATGTCCACGCTCGTCACCAGCGTGTGTTCCTGCGAGGAGGGGGTGCAGTCAACGATCCGAAAGTTGGGCTTGGCACTGGCGGCGATGGCGGCCCGCCGGGACTCTGCCGTGCTGCCCGGGAAATCCACGATGCCGGCCAGCGGGCGAGCGGCACGGCCCCAGCACTGCAAGGCGAACGCCCTGCTGCGGGTGGGCCGCCCCATGATCAGCGTGGTGGTCGGAGGGAAATCAAACCCGATTGCAACCACTTGGCAATTGCACAGTATCTGGGCCTCGCCGGTCTTAAACCGCCGCAGGTTCTCGTTCCGCTCTTCTTCGGGCTGGGTGCCGTACACATAAGTTGCAGAAATCCCGTAGTTATTGTGCAGGTAGTGGGCGCACGCCTTGGCACCACTCACCGAAGCGGCGAACAGAACGGTCGGCCCGTGCATCTCTTCAGCGGCGATCACGCAAATCCTCTGGATGTTCTTCTCTTTGTCCAACTCTGCCTGCAGTTGCTTCTGGACGAAGTCACCGCCGGCTATGGAAATACCAGACAGGTCTAGGGAATCGACACGCGCTAGCTTGCAGACGGGGGGCACTGCCCATCCGTGATCGACTGCCCACTTAAGATCGAATCCTCCGATGAATCGCTCGTAGAAGTGCATGTCTCCCTCATCATTGCCTTGCCATCCATGCGGAACGGGGTCGCCGTAAACCCCGCCACCATGGCACCGTTCGCCTGAAAGAACTGGAACATCTCCATGACCGGCGCGCTGCACATCAGGTGCGCTTCGTCCACGATCACCAAGGAAAAGTCTGTGAATTTCTTGTAGCGGGGCTCGCCTTTACGCCGGGAAAGCAAGGTCTGTTTACTGGCCACCACGATCTTTGGCGACCACCAGTCGTCCCCCTCCGCATGAAAGTCGGCCATCTCAATGGCCGGGTCTTCAGCCGTGATGTCACGCACCTTCTCCACTGCCTGCCAGACAAGTTCCCGCAGCGGGCAGATGATGAGCGTCCGGCCCAGGATGCGAGCCGCCATCGACACAAAGATCACGGTCTTGCCAGCGCCAGTGAACAGCCCATTGAGCGTGGACTTGCAGCCGGCGTCCATGGCTGTGAGGTTCTCGGTGACGATCTGGTCTTGGTAGTCGCGCAGTTCCATACAACGTCCATGCTGTAAGTGAGAAAAAGAAACCCGGGGGCGGGGCCGGAGGGTTTCCCCGCCCCCGGGGAGCGAGCGTCAGAAAGCGGCGAATTCTTCCTGCTGCTGCTCTTCACGCTTCTTGCCACCGACCAGTTGCAGGCGGTTGATCACGCAGATCATCCGCTCGCGTTTCTGGCCATCTTTCTCCCAGCGATCCATCTTCAGGGAGCCTTCGATGAGGACCGGCGTACCCTTGGCCATGTAGCCCAGGACCGCACCAGCCCGCCACCACTCACAATCCAAGAACAACACATCGCCTTCTTTGAAACCATTAATCGCGATAGAGAACTTGGCCACGGACTTGTCACCGACCTGCCTGACATCGGGGTCCTTGGTCAAATTGCCCATCGCCACGAACGTCTGGAAACTAGCCATTGGTCACAGCCTCCTTTGCAAAGACCTCATCGAACAACTTCTGCGTCCGGGTCAACACTGCCGGATCGCAAACCTTCTGACTGATTCGGAGCCGGACGGTGTCCAGCACCTTCTCGCCATCTGCCCTGCTCTTGGCCTGGGCCAGCGCCTGGGCTGCCCGGGCTTCAATCTCCATGCTCTTGGTGGCCTTCTCCGCAGGGCGGGCCTCGGGGAAGGACGAGCCCTGCACAGAGTTGCCATCGTCATCGGCCTCGCCGGAGAAGCCCCCGGTGAGGGCCATGAGCAGCGTCCGCTTGGCATATGTCATGGCCGCACCGAAACTCTGCATGTCACCCTTGGGCATGATCAGCGGGGCAATCCCGGTGATGTACTGCCCAGATGAATGACGGAGCGTCCCGACCAGCACCCACTGCGTACCGACGAGCCCCGGCCGAAAGTCCGGCAGAGCCAAGCCGTTCTTGGTGAGCGGTCCACGGAGGGAATCACAGCACTGGGCGTATGAGGAAAACTTGCTGCGGAAGTGCGGGTTGCTGCTGTCCAACGCCACCGCCTGGAATTCCGCGTGAGCCTTCGCCATCGCCTTGGTTAGCTCGGACGTATCCGGCGAACTGCCGGGGCCGAGAATGAAGTTGCTTTCAGTCATGCCACCACCTCCTCATGCTTGCGAGCGGCCCATGCGGGAATGGTCAACTCGTTGATCTCGCCGTGTTCCACCGGCATGTACTCGCCGGTCGATCTCCGCAGGCGAACCTCCTCCATCACCCGGAGCAAACGCTGCCCCGACTCCGCCACGTATTCCTCTGGCAGGTGAAAGACTTCGCAGTGAAACGGCGGCACCGTCTGCGTGAAGACGAATGGCATGCGGAAGTGCGGGAAGCCGATGGCCTTCGCACCTTCGACGTACAGCCACTCCTGTTCTCCATAGCCGTACTCAACCACTGACGAGGCCACGCGGTCCCATGTTGCGCTGGTGGATTTGAGGTCCCACCAGAGCCGACGATCACCCTGGTCGATCACGCCGTCCGGACGCACCTTCAGCGGATGCCCGCCCAGTTCAAAGAACACCGACAACTGGGATTCCGTTGTGTTCTCAATCAGATCGCGAGCCGCTTTGTTGTTGAGCGTGTGGGCGATCATCGTCCGCAGCGTGAACGCCTCGTCCTCGTTGCAGTCCACCTCGTACTCCCGGAGCTTGGCCTTGTATTCCCGATACGCCTCGCCTCGCCGCTGGCCGTTGCTGGTCAGGACCGAAGCCGGCGGGGTCACGATCACCTTGTCCACCTCAAAGCCCATGGCAATCGACATGACGGCGGTGTCGAACTTCGTCCCCAACTTGGTGGCACTGTTGCCCCCAAACAGACTGTGGCCCAGGTCCATCCACTGCTGGGCAGCACCGCCGTACTTGGCGACCGCATGCAGGAATGACCGCGAGTCAAAGTCGTCCTGGGCTAGGTAATCCCAGAACGGCATGCCGATCACCTTCCGTGGCAAAACACTATCCATGCGTACACCCCCTCCTGATTAAAGAAGCCCCCTCCGTGGGGCACGAATCATCCTGAGTTCTTTGCGGTAGGCCACCGCGATCTCAACAAACTGTCCAAGCACGAACAGCGTGAGAGCGAGCCCGGTAAACCGGAAGAAAATGAAGGCACCCAGGGCGGTCGTGTAGACCGCGCGGATAATTGGCCAGTCGCCCAACAGGAGGGATAGGAGAGGTTTCCTATCCAATTGAGCTAGGGGTGCGTGCCAAGATTTTACGGTTTTTACGGCTGCGCCAACCCCCTTCTCATGTCCCTCTTGGCGGGTATAAGAATTACCCTCCAAAGAGTTGCCGCCATGAGACTGTGTGACTTCGCTCAAGAGTATGTCATCCGTGTGGGGGGTAGCCCGGGCTACGCCGAGCAGCTTCGGGTATTGACCAAGCGTTTGCCGTGGCATGTGT